AGAAATAGAGCCATATGGCCAAACATCAACGAAAGGTATTCTTACTATAGATAATAATTTAACTTCCACAATATATATTTATGCAAAATTAAACGAAACAACTTCAGGAGTAACATTAAAAATTAATGATGAGTACGATTATGATAGTGCAGTCGCTATGACTACAAGTTATCAATTAATATATTCAGACGTAGCAGTTGATGCTACTGGTTATTTATGGGCATGGGCTGATTTCGATAATCTTCTAACAGCATATTATCCTAAATTGTCTGTAGTGGGGGTATATTAGTAAACAACCACCGAATAAATTCGGTGGCTTTCCATAGGTTGATTTAAATGTCATACAATAACTTGATTCAAACCAACGTCATGTGGACGCATAAGCCCGTTTACTGGGACTTGCGTTCCGGAAATCAGGACAGAACCACAAATGGTGAGTTCGTGAGCCTTAGTCCGCTCCAGAACAGATTTAACTCCAACACACAGGCTGGATTTCCGGTCGCTATTCACAACCAACCCACAGGATTTGCACACATTTGTGTGCGAAAATATTTAAAACAATCGGAGGTGCGGTCGCAATTCCTCCACTGAATGAATTCAGTGGTATCCTTGCGACACGATTATGACTGATTTCTACCCAGTATTCATTCCAAGCACAGGCGTTACTTATACATTGCTAACAGCAGACGGTACAACATACTCGACACATACACAACTAAATGTAGAAAAAAGTATCGGTGACTTCAATGCAACGTCTAACTTCTCGGCAGAGTTTGATAATTTCATTGGCAATCTTAGCAGTGCGTTTAGTCTGAACGATGAAGTCGTAATATATGCCGATAGAGGTACTAATCCACCTACAACTAAACTATTCACAGGCGTAATCGAGAAGATAAACTTTACAGGAAGTTCAGACGACGAACGTGTGATAATATCAGGTAGAGATTACGGCGCGGTACTACAGGATATGACAGTGCAACCGATCATATTCAAGGACAAAGATGCAGGCGAAATAGCACGCACTATCGTACAGAACAATGCAGAAGGCGTAGTTACTACAAATAATATAGACATAACCACAGGCACAACAATAGAAAAAATAGGTTTCAACCATAAAAATGTATTCGATGCATTGAAGGAACTGGCAGAGTTATCTGGATGCTATTTTTTTGTAGATGAAGATAAAGATGTTAATTTCATATTGAAAGAAACAATACCTTCTTATAGGACTTTCGATAAGAACAGCGTATATAACGCTAAATTTGTAAAAGAAGACCGTGAAGTATTCAATAAGGTCTGGGTATATGGCGATAGAGTTTTAACAGGAAATAATGAGACCTTTGCAGCAGACGGCACAGGGTCTAAGTTTACATTGACAGACAACCCGCACAATACGCGCGTTACGTCACATAGTGTACTAATCCAGCCTGGCGGTATACTAGGACTGACAAACCCATCTACAGAAACAGCTAAATATGTAATTGATTTCAACGAAAAGCAGGTAGTGTTTGTTTCAGGTACAACAGCAGGAGATAATATTCCAGCAAGCGGAACACTACCTATATCTATAGACTATGAACGAAGTACACCTATTATGAGATTCAAAGAAGATTCTACCAGCATAACAGCATATAGGCCTAAGACCAAGATAATCAAAGACGATAATATAAAAAGCTATTCAGAAGCAGACACTAAAGCAACCTCATTTTTAGCTGATAATAAAGACCCGAAAACACAAGGCACTATATACTTAAAGGGCGTATTGAATATAGATCCAGGTAATACATGCATTGTAAACTTACCATGGCATAATATAGACTATCAGACATATACCGTTTTATCTGCTAGTTACTCGTTCAATAAATATAATAATCTCAGCAATAAAGTAATGACATTAGAACTCAATAAGAAGATAGCAGACTTCACAGATACATTAAAAGAACAGATGCTAAAGACCAGAAACCTAGAGGTAGGACCTTTAGAAGGTAAATTTACTAAATTAGAAACAGCGTTGAGATATGTAGATGTAGACAGCCATTACGAAGTCTGGGCCGGAAGCGTAGGTAATAATTTTATATTCCATTCCCCGAAACACGGATTATTAGAAAGTCCAGACAGTAGATTAGGTGTAGGTAATTTAGCGCAAGGAATCTTAGGTAGTGTTCTGGTAGTTAGTGGAGGTTATTAATATGATAATTACAATAAATAAGGTGATTAAATGTCGTTAGTAGATGATGGTATTGAATCAATAGCGGCTGTTATGGGCGGGTCTGGTGCTATACCAACTCATATAGCTATCGGAACTGGGTCGAGTACGGTGGTTGCAGGCGATACCGCTTTAACTACAGAAACAGATCGAAATGCGATAACTTCTATAGACCTAACAGTAGCTAAAGACGTGACTTATATTGCAGACTATAGCGCAACAGAACTAAGCGGCACTACACTTACAGAATTCGGATTGTTTAACGCATCAACTGCGGGGAGTATGTATATGCGAGAAGTTATAGGCAGTGTGGCATTCGCTGGAGATTTAGAACTTCAAATCCAGTTGTCTCTCCGCTTTTCTCAAAGTGGAACGTAAGTTATATATGTATATGTTACATAATATATGGTATGGAACTAAAAAAAAATAGTAGATTTGGAAAAGGACATATTCCTTGGAATAAAGGTAAAACAAATGTGTTTTCAGAAGAAGCAATTAAAAAAATGAGCGAAGTAAAAAAAGGCAATAAATTATCCCCAGAACAAATTGCGAAAATAAGTGCGTTTCATAAAGGACGTAAAAGAAGCGAAGAAACTAAAAGAAAAATAAGTGAAGCACTAATAGGTAAATATATTGGTAGGAAGTTTCCAAAAGATAAATATCCGGATTATGGTATGCGAGGTAAAACTCCTTGGAATAAAGGGTTAAAAGGAGTGATGATATCTTGGAGTAAAGGGCAAACTAAAGAAACGAATAGCTCTTTATTAGAATTAAGTAAAACTATGAAAGGTAATAAGAATAGTGTGGGGCATACAATGTCTGAAAAAAATAGAAAAGCGCAAAGTGAAAGAATGATTGGAAATACTCATAATATTGGTGCGGTTTTCACAAAAGAAAGAAGAGAAAATATAGGTAGAGCTAACTCCATTGCGCTTAAAGGAAATACAATTCCTAAAAAAGTTTTAGACAAAATGGCTAAAACAAAAATAAAAAATGGAACTCAAATATCACCAGAATTATTAAATGAATATGAAATATATAAAAGAAAAGTATGGATAATAACAAGAAAACATAAAAAAGAATTATTTAAAAATTGGACTGGATATTGTTATTATACAAAAAAATATATACTTGAATTTTATGATAAAACAGATTATAATAACGAAAATTATCCTGTTATCGACCATAAGATAAGTATTTTCAATGGTTTTAATGATAAAATAAAACCTGAAATTATTGGTGGAATTGAAAATTTATATATCTGTACAAGAAAAATAAACGGAATTAAACGTACTAAAAATAATATTTGTGATTAGGAGATGATGATATGAGTTTAATTGACGAGAAATTTGGTAGCGGTGCGATGTTCACTGCGGGCGCGTCCGGCGGGCATATAGGTGTAAGTGGAATAAACGACGTAGCAGGCAGATTGAACTTCGGATTGTTCGACTTCCCGCAGAACCAGAACATGACTTATACGACTAACAGTGCGGGTAATCTAACGGCAGCTACAATAAGCGGACCGAATCATAATTATACTGTAATCGGTTCTTATAACGGTGAAGAAAACCCGATAGAGATAATATTTAGCGGAACTACAATCGGCAGTACAATAAAACAAGTATTCTGGTATCAGACAAACGGCAGTCTGGCTACAAGTACAGGCAGTATAATATCAGGTACAATGGCGGTGTATTGAAATGGTACAGATAAATTTCGGCGGATTGACTTTCGGTGTACAGTCAGATGGTATATTAGGAGAAGTACGGATGTTCGCACTTAGTGTAAGTGGCGCAGTAACAAAAGCGTCATTACAAGCTAGAGGATGGGCAATATGTGACGGTACAACTGCGGCGGCGCAAGGCATTACAAGCCCTACTATAACTGCTGCAACACCTAACCTAGAGAATAAGTTTATCCGAGGAAGTGACGATGAAGCAAGTAGTGGAACAGGCGGCAGTGAAACACATAACCATCAATGGTTCGAATCATCAAACGATACTTCATGGGATGAAAATGGCGGTGCTGACCGTAGTATGTCAATAACAACTTATGCTGCGGGGAGTACTGGACCTTGGGATATGGTTGCACAACCTGTAGACTTATATACAAGCAATACAAGCACACTACCGTCTTATTACGAATTAGTATTTTTCATTAAAGTAAGAATATAATAGAGGTGATTTAAGTGATAACACTAGAATCAATAGCATATGGTGCTATGTTCGGGCTAGGAACAGCCATTTTAGGTATATTAAAGAACAAATCAGACCCGACAAAAACACCGGAAGAAAAGAAAATCAGTATAAAGAAGGCATTGCCTACGCTGATTCTGACTACAATTGCAGGTATATGGATTGTAGCTAATGACATGCCATTCACAGACGGATCAATAGACTTAGCGCTGGCAGGTTTAGCGTCCGTTGGCGCTGCCGAATGGGTCAACAAAGGGCTGAATATCGTCTATAAGAAATTCAACCAGGGAGAATAATCTCCCTTTTATTTTTAGTATTAATTTAGTAATGATTAGTATTTAGTTAGTATTTCGATTATAGCCATATTGCTGACTTTAGCAAAATGAATTATATATATAAATAATCAAATCATATACATTTATGCTTAGTCTACCTACTCATATCCTCGTATATACGAATGTATATATAGTATATATATATG